GCACTTTTGACCCAACAGCAGACATCTACAAAGGTGCTCCTATTGGTATGTTTCACTGCCCTGAATGTGGTGAAATGGTAGTTGCTGGTATGCCTCATCCTGATTGGGATGCTTTATTTGATGAGGATGAAGAATGACTGACACTAAAAGCCTACTTCAACGAATTTCTACGGCAATCTCTACTGCTCCACAAGGAGAAACTTATGAGGATTGCCGTAATAATGAGGCAAAGGCAGTTCTTGAAGAAGTAATTTCTGTTCTTCAAAATGTTCCCAATCCAGAAGCAAACCGAGCAGCAATCAATCGTATTGAAACAGAGTTGGACCGATGACTAAACCACATAAGGACCCTAAATTGATTAAAGAGTTAAGGGAAAAAAGTGGTGCTGGACTTATGGATTGTAAGAAAGCACTATGCTCAACAAATGGAAATATGGAAGAAGCAATTAAATGGTTAAATGAGCATCGCAGTTGGTGGGATGGTATTATTTACTGAGGAAAAATGAATCAAAGAGCACAAAAAATCGTAGATGCCACGATGGAACTTACACTACGACCACAACAAGGGGACAGAGCAAAAGTGATTGCTGCTGCTATTCGTGAGATTGTGAATGAACATCAATACTATCAGTTTTGTGAAGAAGAAGGTGTAGAAGATATGGTAGTTGATGCTCGGTTGCTTTATGAACTTGCTGATGAACTGGACGCTTTCTAAACTGTCCACTATCACTTGATTTTTTCTCTTAACTCTGCTATCATTACAAAGTAATCAAAAAAACAAATGCCTAATACCTACAATTTCACAGGTGATGCTGTTACCTTCCTTGGTCTGGTTGGTGTCATTAGCACTGCCATTATTATTGTCACTGTGTTTCGTCGCTATTTCAATTCTCCTCTCATCAAATGAACTACAAGTCAATTCAAGAGTACGAAAAAGATCTGAAAGATGCAAAGAAAAAGTATGATAAACTGAGCAAACAGATTCGTAGGTGCAAGTCTGAATATCAATATGAAATTATGTGTGAAGATCTAGAAGATTGCAGGCAAGATGTAATTGAACTGCAAATCATCATCACAGAACTACGCAATAAGAAGAAACTTGCTGAGGTTGATGTATAGCATGTGACACTTGTGGAACTGGCACTGTAAATGAGCACAGTGCCCACTTTCATGCTATGATGTCAGTATGACAAAAACAAAGATGAAGTTTCAAGATTATCCTATTCACAAACCCAGTCAAGAATGGTTTGAGAATAGTTGCAATACTTGGTCAGAACATTACAACTGGATTCTCAGTCTTAAGATTTGGAGTGATTCAGATATAGCATGGTTTGAGGATCAACGTAAGTTTAACAAGATTTATGATGTCTAATAAAGTTTGGAAAGGTGTGTGCCTTTGTGTGATCCTACTTGTAGGTGATCCATTCATTAACTTGCCACAAGTTAATGCTACTCCTGTGCCAGATGTAGAACTGGCACATAACACTTGCAAATCCTAAGTTTTCATGCTATGATGTATTACATCAACAGTTGAGGAACAATGATTGACACTTGTAAATTGCATGATGATTTAGAAGATTTTGCTCAGTATCTTGGTGTTGATTATGATGACTATTATCAATTGATTTATAGTCTTCCTGATGAAGATGAGTTTACTACTCAAGTAGAACTCACTGTTTAATTGTATAGGAATGGGTTTGCCTATAAAGTTACCCAATCTGTTCTCTTATTTGATTTCTTTATTATGTCTACTGATCTGATGGTTGCTGCTCTTCGTCGTGGTCAAACTGGTAGTGAGATTCTCACTATTCTTGATGCTCTGACTGGTGGTAATGATGATGCTCCTGTGGAAACTGTGACTGCTGAACCTACTCTGGAGATTGTTGAGTTCTGACAATAAATAGAGGCATTAAAGGTCCAAACTTTAAGTAAGTCCTCGCACCCTCCATGCCTCTTAATAATGCACAAACAGGAGGGTTTTTGGGCAAGTAGCATAATGGATAATGCAGCATCCTTCTAAGATGTCGATTGGGGGTTCGAGTCCCTCCTTGCCTGTTATACTTAAGAACAATGACTACGCCAAACTGGATACATAATTCTGGTAAACAAAAGAATGCCAAAGGTATATCCAAAGCTAAGATCAGAGCACGTAAACAAGTGCTACAACACTTAAAAGAAAAATATAAAGTAAAATGATACATCAACACTCATTACAAACAGCAGCAGCATTTGATAGAATTGATGATGCTTTGCTTGGTGAAACTGATGATGATTTGAATGAACTAATTGAGGATCTTGAGCACCTATTGTATAGAGCAAAAGAGATTTACAATACTCAAGCATCATTTGTTGATGGATCTGACTATAATCCTGTGGCATATTGTGACCTTCCTGATCGTCATTGATGTGCCACTTGTACTAGTGTCACACGAAATGAGCACAGACCTGGATTCTGTGCTATCATACATGTATGAAAAATCAAACCACTGAAATGACTGAGAAAGTTATTGACAAGATTGAGCAGTTTTGTGATGTTCTGCGCACTAACTTCCAATCTTATTCTATTGCACTACATAGGAAATATATTGACAAAGGTGAGAATGTAGATTATCACAAAGAGCAAATTGATAAACTCTGCATGGGTGAATATGTTGACAGTTTCACTTATGTTAAGGGTAAAAAGTATGCTAAAATTATTCATACTACCTTTTACAGTGGACAACGCAGTGCTCATGCTTTTGTTGACTTGAATACTGGAGATGTCTACAAATCTGCATCATGGAAAGCACCAGCAAAAGGTGTAAGGTATAATCTTATGGATGAGAAATCTAGTGAACAAATGTACCAACGTGCTGATTGGGCAGGAGGTTATCTCTACAAATGAATAAAATCATTGAATTGAATACAAAACAAGTTAGCATCTTGAGTGTTGCTCTCACCGTGTTTTATGATGAAGTTTGTAAAACTGGAACAACACAAGACATGAAAGATGAAATAATCAAACTATCTGATTTGATTGTAAACTCTAAATGAATTACCTTTGTATTGTTGATGGTCTCATAGAGTACGCTAGCACTTCTGAAAGTAGTTTTGCTCACTATCAGTTAGTGTATGTTGAAGAGCACAAAAATGCTGATGTCCAGTATCTTACTCTCACTGATGAAGAATATGATGATATGTTCCCCTATGAAGAGGATGAAGAATGAAACCTACAATTTTCTGTATTATTTGTCTGATGATTGCATTTGTTGTTAATGCTAATGCTAACAAACAAATGAATAACACTCCTCATGAAACTTACTGCCAACAGTTAAAGGTTTGGCACCCTGATTGTAAAATAGAATGATATCATGTGACACTTGTAGAACCGTCCCTATATGCTTGACTTTTTAGTAAATCTGTGGTATCATACATGTATGAAAGATAAATTTATGACTGATTCCACTCTTGATCTATTCTGTGACCATGCAGATGCACAAATGGCAGAAGAATATGCTATGGAACTTGAAGCAAAAGCAGCAGAATTAGAAATTACTGTTGACTATTACATGGCAGAATTTCTTTGATTATTAACAACAACATTATTATGCAAACCAAAACTAAGTTTAACCATCTCAATCTGCCTGCTCTTGCAGATATTCCCACTGAAACTATTGATGGATCTCGTCGTTATGTTGTGAATGGTAAACTGTTGCCTTCTGTGACCACAGTTACCTCCTATCAGAATAGGAAATCCATTGCACAGTGGAGGGAACGTGTAGGTGAAGAAACTGCAAATCAAATTAGTCAGTTTGCCTCTACTAATGGCACTAAGTTTCACAAACTTGTTGAAGATTATATCAACAATGAAGAAGTAGAATATGATACTGAAAAGTATAAGATTGCACTCAATCTATTCAATCAGTTTCAATTCATTCTCAATGATGTAAACAACATTCACTATCTAGAAAGTGCTCTTTATTCTGAACATCTTGGTATTGCTGGTCGTGTCGACTGCATTGCAGAATATCAAGGGAAACTTTCTATCATTGATTTTAAAAGTTCTTCTAAACCGAAGTATGAAAGTCAAATTAAAAACTATTTTGTCCAAGAAACTGGTTATGCATTGATGTATGAAGAAATGACTGGTAACAAAGTAGAACAAATTGTGACCTTGATTTCTTGTCATTCAGGTGAGACACAGGTTTTTGTTAGAAACCCTGATGATTATGTTGACACTCTCAAGCAGTATATTGTAGAATATAACAACAAGTAAGATGCAAGATTGGAAATGTAGTGTAAGGATGCCCTCAAACCATATACAAACTGTATGGGTTGAGGCATATAATTACAGTGATGCTGTTTCAATGGCAGAATCTAGTACTGGTGGAAAGTGTCTCAATGCTGCTGCACAGTTCTCATCATCATCTTCCGCATCTGATTCTAATGAAGGTGCGGAAATCAATGGAGGATTGATACTCTTTGGTCTTGCATTGATGATGATAGTTTATGCTTGGAAATGGATCCTCTTGATTGGTGCAATTTCATTGGTAATTTGGTTGATTATTAAATACTCTCAAGAGTAGTTTTTTGCTAGTGTAGCTCAGTTGGATAGAGCGCAACTTTTGTAAAGTTGATGTCGCAAGTTCAAGTCTTGTCACTAGCTTTTAATGGACAACAGTTAGTTATACCATGTGCCACTTGTACTAGTGTCACAATACACTTGACAAATGCCTGAAAGTATGGTATCATACATGTA